AACCAGTGGTGGTTTATGAACCAGCCGCTGGAAGGTCTCGGCGTCGACCTCGTAGAGGTCGTAATAAAGGAAATGGAATATTAGGACAGTTGGCAAATGGTGCCATGTCTTTATTAGGAAAAGGAGTAGGATCATTAATATCCGGATTTGGAGATTATAAGATTGAAGGGAATAGTCTCATGACAGGAGGAATAGACCCGCCCACGGTAATTAATACAGTGGGTAAAGGAGGAGTCATTATCCGACATCTAGAATATTTGCAAGATATACTTGCATCAACACCCTTTGATATAATAGATTTTCCATTGAATCCAGGGCAAATACAAACATTCCCTTGGCTATCAGCTATAGCATCGCACTTTGAACAGTATAAGTTTCGAGGATTACTCTTTGAATTTAAGAGTTTGTCTTCAGATGCTGTGTTATCGAGTGCTACTAGCTCAGCCTTGGGAAGTGTTGTAATGGCGACACAATATAACGCTTTAAGCCCCTCATTCCCAAACAAATTCGTGATGGAGAATTACGAATTCGCTAATTCAGCTAAACCTTCACTTTCCTTTATTCATCCCGTAGAATGTGCTCGCTCAGATACAACTGTGACGGAGCTATATACGAGGACAGGAGCAGCAGCTGCTGGCTCCGATTTGAGACTATATGATCTTGGCAATTTTTCAATTGCCACTGTAGGAATGCAAGCCACATCTGGTGTTGCAGGAGAACTTTGGTGCACTTATGAAGTGGAATTTTATAAACCAAAGTTAGAGAATCCAACAGATGCTACTGAGCAAGTGGATCATTTCCATTTAGCAGCAGGGTTAGTAGGAACAGCAATATTAACTGGATCCACTTTAGACCCGACGAGTACATTGAATGGTACAGCTACAGGAGCCACTTACACTTTCCCACCGAATATTGCTCAAGGGCGATTTTTAGTGGCATTTGAATGTGTAGGAAGTGTGGCTGCAACACCATCAATAGGAACAAGAACATATGTAGGATGTATAGCATCTAATCTGTTCTCTGTAAACTCTCAATCGAGGGTTGCAACTATAGGTAGTAATACAGTATATTTTGAATGGGATTGTATTGATATAACGGCGCTAAATGCGTCATTTTCTGTATCAATAGGAATATTCCCAACTGGAATTATAAATGGTGATTTCTTTGTAATGGAAATACCTGGTAATTTAACAAATGCTAAAATAGTTGATGATGAAGATGGGAAAGATGATCCGTATCAAGATGATGATCAAGCTTTCCGACTACTCGTAAAAGAATTACATGCTAA